AGAGGTATTAAAGTATGTGGAATAATGCAGTAACAGGCGGCTACGCTCGAGAGAGCGCAGCCGCTCTTGAAAATGCACGGGAAGTTCTGGCCGTGTTGAATTCTCTGGGCTGGAAGCGCGGCGCCATTGCTGGCGTATTGGGGAATTTTCAAGTAGAATCAGAATTGAACCCGTGGCGCTGGGAAAGTGATATGGTTCTGTCAAGTGATGACCCCAGGATCGACACCAGCACAACAAATGGCTATGGGCTGGGCCAGTTTACCCCGCCCGGAAAATACTGCCATGATTCCCGCGCCCGTTCTATTCCGGGATTTGGCCCTAACTATTCCAACCGCACGGGAAGCGATTACGACGGCTATGCTCAATTGTTATTCATTGACCAGTACGCCGACTATATCCCCCATACCCCGTATGAATCAATCAGCTATGCCATGTATAAAAGCATACCCAACGACCCGGAATTGTGTGCGGATATATGGCTTGTAAACTATGAGCGAGGAACCCCAAGCGCACTGCGCCGGGAAAATGCCCTGTACTGGTTTGATATCCTGGCCGATTATGAGCCTGGACAGCCGGACTTGCCGCCCGGTGTGCTGCCGATTCCTCGCGGGGCGCTTGCCATGATAGCACGGCAGAAAGGAGGGGGAGCGCATGAAAATATACTCAAAAGACGGTTGGCTGGACATTCCCAAAATCGCGGCAATTGGCAAGGCAAACGATATTAATTTTTATATCTTGATCGGATCGCGGCAGATCGGAAAAACATACGGCGTGTGTAAATACTGCATCGACACCGGTGAGCCGTTTATCTATCTGCGCCGAACGCTTTCGGAATTGGAGTTTGTCGCAAGTGACCCAGAGGAGAACCCCTTTTCCAAAATCGCGGCCACGACCGGAAGCAGCTTGTACAAGTTAGCCCTGGATCGCGGCAGCAAGTACAGCTTTGACATTAACCGGCCCATTGTGGAAAACGATGTTGAAACGGTTGAAAACGTGGGCTTTTCAACGGCCCTTACTGTTGTCGCAAAAATCCGAGGCTTTAACGGAAGCCGGTACCGGCGTATCTGCTACGATGAGTTTGTACCGGAAAGGCACGTTGCCCGAATTAACAATGAATTCGCAGCCCTTGCCAATATGTATGAAACGGTAAACAGTAACCGGGAATTGGAGGGGCAACCGGCCGTTGAATTATGGATGCTTGCCAATGCAAACAACCTGGAAAGCCCCATTATTGACGGATTCGGTTTGACTTCCAAGATTGAGCAGATGCAGCAGCGCGGCCAGGAATTCGCTATGCTGCCGGATCGCGGAATTATGATTGTCCTGGCTATGGATTCCCCGATATCCCAGCGAAAGCGCAAGACAGCCTTATACAAGGCGCTGCCGGATTCGGAATTTACGCAAATGGCGCTTGAAAATAAGTTTTCGTACAATGACTTTTCAAACATCCAGTCTTTTGATTTGCGCGAATTCACCCCGAAATGTTCAATTGGTGACTATACCGTGATGATCCATAAAAACGGTGACAGGTGCTATATTATTAATAAAGCACTACCGGCCCCAGCAGCTTTCCCCGATTCAGATATTGGATGGACACAATTCCGTCTTTTCTTCCCGGCACTGTATTTCTATTACCTGGACGGAGACTTGTTTTTCCAAAATTACAGTGTCAAAAATAAGTTCTTGACAACTCTTAAATATTAGGGTACATATAAAGTAAGGGCCGGAAGCACACGACAAACGGGGCCGCCCCCGGTGCATGGTCTTGTCAGCCAAAAACCGGCCCTATGTTTTTATGAAGGGAGATTTTGAAAAATGACAATCGCAGAACGGATTACCCTGATTCGCGCCGGGTACAAGATCGGTGAGATCAGAGAAATGGAATCGAAGGAGGCAGAACGGCATGAGCCGGAAAAAGTGGAACCCGTCAACGGGATGGAGCCGCAGCCGGTTGGAGGAACCGACCCCCAGCCCCAGGCCGAGCCGGAAGCCCGGGAGAAAGCCCAGGAACAGGGAGCCGACCCAGACCCCCGTGACCGAGAAATCGAACAACTGAAACAGCAGCTTGCCGCAGCCCAGCGGCAAAACATTAACGGGGATAAAGCAGACCCGTATGGAATGGATGATTACATTAAAGATGTATTCGCCCGAAAGTAAAAGGAGGTAATAAAAATGCCCGCTACAAACGAATTTACCAATGATCGTCATACCTATATGAACAAGCTGTACCAGCAGGTCAAAGGAGCCGCCGCTCTGGCCGCACTGAATACCGGTGATCAGGTGACAAACTTCACGACTGATATGTCTGTGTACACAGACCCTGTTGTAACCTGCCTGTCTCAGATGGTGGGCCGAACCCTGATGGCCGTACGTCCCTATCGTGACAAGCTGCGCGGGATTGAGGTGGATTCCCGTGAATATGGTTGGATCACCCGCAAGGAGAACTTCATTGACGACCCCGTCGAGGAAAACCAGACCTTCAAACTGACAGATGGCGGCAGCATTGACCCCTGGAAGATCAACAAGCCGAAAGTGATTGAAACCCGCAGCTATGGCGGCGGCCAGATCACCCGAAGCCGTACTATCTACAAGAACCAGCTCAAGGGCGCGTTCCAGTCCCCCGCCGCGATGGATGAGTTTTTCACCGGCGTTATGACCCACTTTTATGCCCAGATCGCCCAGGATCGTGAGCAGTACAAACGCACGGCGCTTGTCAACTACATGGGGTGCCTATCCGCCTATGAGGGCCAGACCATTCATCTCGTGAGCGAATACAACGCTGCAACCGGCAGCAACCTGACAAGCACAAGTGTTTTTGCCCCGGCCAATTTCGAGGGGTTCACACAGTGGCTTTATGGGTACATCCAGAAGCTGGTAGGTCTGATGGGGAACCGCTCGTACAAGTATCATTTTAATCCTGGTCTTGCGGAGCCTATCGGCGGTTACATTGCCCGGCAGACCACTACCGAAAATATGCGCTGCTTTTTCAATACCGGCTTTAAGGCTGACATGACCGCCCGTGTTGTTTCCAACACGTTCAACCGTGATGACCTGCGTGATGTGTCTTGGGAGGCCGTTGATTTCTGGCAGAGCATTGATAGCCCGACGGCAATTAGTGCTTCTGTCAAGCCGCTTGCCTCCAACTTGATGGAAGAACCCGACGCAGTTGATGTTGAGTTAAGCAACGTTTTCGGCGTTATCATGGATCATGACGCCCTGACTGTTTCGTACCTTGACGATTACACCGGCAACACCCCGTACAACCCGGCCGGGGAATACTACAACATCTGGCATAATGAAACGGTCCGTATCACCCAGGACCTGACTGAGAACGGCGTACTTCTGCTGCTGGATACGGCTACCTGATAACCGGGGCGGCTGGCGCTACCCTTCCCGTCAACCGTCATTTATCCCCCGTGACCAACCACGGGGGATTTTTCATAAAGGATGTGATACCATGATAGAAGTCTTTATTACCACGGGGGGAAAGAAGGAAAACAGCACTAAGCGGCTGTCTTTTGAGGGGGACACCCCGTATCAGTGTGCATTAAAAACCCCCACCAGCATTGAGCGCCCCGTCATTACCCTTACCGAGTTTATTCCGGGGGCGCGGTATGCTTACATTCCAAGTTTAAACCGCTATTATTTCATTGAGGATGTCGTATGTGCTCATAATCAAACGTTCAATTACTACCTGTCTATTGATGTTCTGGGAACATACCGGGATGAGCTTTTCCTTTATACACTCTATTCTGTCCGAAGCAGCGCCGGGAGCCGTTTGCTGCCTGATCCCATGTACACGCATAGGAACAATGTGCAGTTGACAAGTGCAACCGGACAGTTTACTTCTGATGGCCCCGGTTTTTCTGTCACTACCGGAACATTTGCACTTGAAACAGTGGGAGGCGGCAGCAGTAGCGGCAGCGGTGGGACAACATTGTACCTTATCAGCCCAACTGTCATGTCCCAGCTCATGGCTGAAATGTTTAATCCGTCCTCGTCTATATACGGAAGCGAATTTGACGATGACGTTGTAAAAACCTATTTTAACCCTTTTCAGTACATTGTCTCATGCAAATGGTTCCCATTTGGATTTGGAACAGGAACAGACCGGATTAAATTTGGATTTTGGGAAAGCAGCTATACAGGAATTAAATACACAAGCAATATGGGATTTGGGTTTACCAAACAATTTGAAATCACCGTGCCAAAACCCAACGGAGACGATTATACCAGTTTTTCCCCCTCATGGGTTAACCACCTCATGTATGCGCCCATGTTTGGCTATTTTCCGATTGATCCCAAATACAGTGGCAAAACAATTATCGGGCATATTGCCGCCGACCTTTATACAGGAAACGGTAATCTTGAAATAACCGTTGATGGATTAGCGGTTCAATCCCTGACAGGACAATGTGGTGTTTCTGTCAACCTATCCCAGCTTTCCGTTGACACAAGCAATATTGGTACTACGTTGTTTGGAACCCTTGAGCATGTTTCTCCCGGTCTTGTCAGTGAAGCATTTAGCGGAAAAAGCATTGATAGCTTTTTTGCAAATGCTATCGGCATTGCTTCCAGCTTCATTTCTAAAATCCCGGGACTTGACGGAAGCAGTATAAAAGAAAGTATGTCACCAACGCTGACCATGTGCGGAACCCAAGGAAATAGAACAGTGCTGCAAGATAACTATGGCATTTATATTCATACTGTGTATTTTACCCCTGATAATGCCAACGATATACACGGGATGTTCAATTACCCCGATGACCGGGAACGGCGGCTTGACACCCTGACCGGATATGCTATATTTAAGACGGATGCAGTAGGGATCGGTAATGCCGCCGAGAGCGCGGCTATCCTCGCGCATTTGAACGGAGGTGTGTTCATTGAGTAACTATTACCCCTTTAATTATGAAAGCGTGAACCTATATAATGCATGGAACAAACCCACGGCGGTACACACGTTTGACAACGCGACTAATTGGTTTTTCGAGCGTACCCTTTTCCAGCGCTTTTGCAGTATTTGGGATTGGAAAATCCCCGACCTTTGGCAAAAGCCGTTCATGGAATGGGTGCTTTATATGGGCGGTTTTATGCTGATTTTCCGCGAGGAAAAGTACGGTATTATCCCCATGTACGGCACGTTCACGGGATTCAATGTGTTCTATTTTCCGACTGACGCCCAGGTGCATACGAACCTGTTAAGCCGCACTGATCTTAAAATTGGTGAGAATTGCGCAATTGTGCGTCTGGCCCCGGACTTTTTCGGTGTGGCTGATATCGTCCATTACTACGCCGAAAAGCTGACGTTGGCGTCCCAGGCGCTTGACATGAACTTGATTAATTCCAAGCTTGCCAACGTTTTTGCCGCCTCCAATAAGGGCGAGGCCGAGGCCATCAAGGCAGTGCTGGATAAAATCTATTCAGGGGAACCCGCTGCCGTCTATGAGCCGGGAAAACAAAGCCGGGGAGATATGGAACCCTGGAAAGTGTTTAACCGGGATATCAAAGCCGGGTTTATTGCCCCTGATCTTCTGCAAGTCTACCGCAACATTTTCCGCGAATTTGATACGGAAATTGGTATTCCCAATGCCAACACGGAGAAGCGGGAACGGCTTATCACGGATGAGGTAAACCAAAACAACGCCGAGACAATGAGCCGAGTAAAGATTTTTGAACAGACCATGCAGCGGGATATCCAGGAGGCCAGGCGCATTTTCCCCGACCTGGATATGTCCGTTAAACTTGCGGCGTTTGTGCTGCCCGGCCAGGAGGTGAAAACCAGTGAAGAAAATAACCTTGATCGGAATGTATAATTACGACAATGCCCTGTTTTCCCGTCTGAGCCTTCCTGATGGCTTGGAAGCCGCAACGGCTATTAATACCATCCTGCGTGAAAAAGGCGAATTTCCGGCCCTGTACGCTGATCCTGACTTTATGAAGTTCGCAATCGGGACATGGAGCGAGGAAAATCAAATGTCTTTTGAGCACCTGGCAAAGCTGAAAGCAGCCAGCTATGATCCTATCTCCAACTATGACCGGACGGAGGAGGAAGAAGCGGAAAACACAGGCGGCGGGGAAAACCTTGTCAGTGCCTTTAATTCGGCCGAATACCAACCAAGCAGCAAGGACAGCAGCACGACAAACGGCAAGCGGACGCTTCACGCATACGGTAATATTGGCACGACTACCAACGCGCAAATGATGCTTGCTGAAAAAGAGGTAGTCGAGGAAGTGAACGTATACCGCATTATTGCGAATATGTTCGCAGATGCATTCTGCATTAAAGTATTTTAAGGAGGTGCATAGTATGCCTTTTAATAATTTCCCCTATACCAACATGAACGATTTGAACCTTGATTTTCTGCTGAAGAACCAAAAGCAAATTGAGCAGTACATCAAGGACAATATCGGTCAAATTGCTGTTGAGGCCCTTTTTGATAATGCTACCGGCAGGCTTGTTCTCAATGCTGGAACGGAGGAACCGGAACAGGGCGAAAACCTCACCGGAATTCAGTTAGGAAACCAGTATCACGATATTAACATCCAAGACCTTGAAAACATTGTGTTTTTCGGTGATTCCTGGACTAACGGCACCGGGGCAAGCAACACAGCCAATCGGTTTTCCTCGGTTCTGGCCCGTAGACTAAACAAAACCGAATTCAACTTTGGTGTGGGCGGCGCTGGCTTTGCGCTTCCCGGTCATTTGATTTCAACCCAAATCAGCACGGCAGAAACCACAATGAGCGAAAACCAGCGTGAGCGCGTTAAATATGTTATTATTAACGGCGGCCTGAACGACTGGACGCAGAGAAACAGCGCCAACATCACAAAAACGGCATGGACGGCAGCAGTAGAAGCAGCAGTCCGGGCAGCTCATAACATTTTCCCCAATGCTTTCATTGTTGCCTGCATTGCAAATACACAGCAGTATTACTTCCCGGATGAATGGTCAGAATGGATTTTGAGCGCACAGCAGCTTCTCAAACAGCTTTCGACTTTCCTGCCGCTTATTGTTGTACAGAACTGCGCGGAGTGCATCAATTTTAACCCGGCTTTCTATTCCAGTGACCAGATTCACCCCAACGATGCAGGACACAAAGCCTTTGCAAACCATATCTATTCCGGAATTATCGGAGGCGGCACGGAAGTTAAATACTACTTCGGTGATCTTGTTCTGGCTGACGGCGTGACAACGGACATTCCCCCTAAACTGTTTAGGGACGGGGACAATATGATTATCGTTGGTAATAAATTCACATTCCCCTCCTCCCCCTCTGGATCGCTTGTTCGGCTTGGTTTTCTCAAAAACGGCAACCCCAACGAAATTGCAGGTGCAACAAATATGTACTTCCCCTGCTACTTCGGTAACCTGGTAATCGGTACAATCTCAATCACAAGTGGCGGCTCTGTGTATTTGATGCACAGCAGGAGCACCAACCTTGATATCTGCTATGTGAACGATATGACATACAGATTGAATAGAGCATAATTAAATAGTATGATATAATTTGTCCCCTTTGTGCAACATGCACAAAGGGGACTTTCGCGTAGTAAAGTAGGAAAACCAAGCC